TTACTCTTGCTTTTCTTTTTACTTTTTCCTTTTTTACCGTAGTGGTACATAGTTTCTCCTATTTTTTACCTTTTAGTTTATTAGTTAAATTCATACCAAAACTCCCAGATATTATAGCTAAAACTGAATACCAAAAGAGTGGGTCTGCATTTTTTAATATTTGCCAACCTCTATCCATATAGTCTTGTGTAAATGGTAAGAAATGAGCCACCAAAATTAATCCAAAAATTACGGTTAAATATTCGTCTTTCCACGAATTATTACTTGCATTTACTTGTGCAACATTAACTTCTTTTAATGCTTGGATTTTTTTAGCTTTTATTATTTTATCTTCTTCTATTTTATTTTGTATTCCACCAATAACTTTTTGACCTATTAATCTAGTTAAAGGATTTTTTAATATAGGAAGAATAAAATTTAACATTATATCACCGTGCTTCTAGCAAGTTTTTCTTCTACTTCTTTTCTATAAGCAGGGTCTTTTGAATATCTTGGGTCATTCATTGCTTCAGTGACTTGTGCAACAGAACCAAAACTATCAGTGCTAGTATTATTCACACTACCCTCAAACATATTTTGTTGAGGACTATTTGGTGACATACCTGCTTTAGACATCAAACCTTGTACTGCAATTTTAACTTGTTCAGTACTACCATTATCAATCGTATCATTAAAAGCGTCTTTTTCTGCTTGTGTTAAATTAGAAGAAGACCACTCTAAAAGTTTTGCGTAATTATCTTGTCCACCTACAACTTGTTGAACCTCAGATACATCATTGTCTGCAAGTGCTTTTTGACCTGCAATATAACCATCAACTAAATCTTTAGGTAAACCCATAGCGTCTAGTTCTTCATAGCTTTTATCTGACAATTGATTATTTTCTATAAACTCATCATAGTATTTATCTAATTGTTGAACTTCTTCAGGTTGAGTATTTTCTTCAACACTCTCTGTTGGTTGTTCTTCTTGTTGTGGTGCTGACATTTTCTTTTCAAGTTCACCATACGCTTTTGCTAATTCTTCAGCAGACTTAAATTTTTCAGGCAACCAATTAGGTCTTACTTGTTGTTCAGAACTTTGTGTAATATTATCTGGCTCAGAAATATTTATACTTTCACCATTAGCATTAACTTGACTTTCGTTTACGTTAATACCTTGTTTAGCTAAATCTTCCTGAGATTGCTCTAATGGTTTATTATTACTATCTGGGTTTATTTCTACTCTATCAGTACTCATTTTTTTCTCCTATTATTGGTTTTCCACAGACACTTCACCAGTTTCAGGATTTACACCTACTGAACTGCCAGAGTTATTAAGTTGTCTTCCTGCTTCAACTAATACTCTAGGGTCTTGTAAAGACTGGGCAAGTTGTTGTGACTGTGCTTGTTGAGTTTCTTGTTGGATTTGTTCTTCAGATTTAATTAATCCCTGAGTATCTATTTGGTTTGCTACTGCAAATTTCTTAATAGCGTCTCCAAGATTAATATATCTACCAAGTGTTTCAGCACCTAAAGTACCTGCAAGGTCAGACATAAATTGTAATAATCTTAACCTATCACTTGCTCTACCCAATGCTTCCATACCAACAATAATTTTTGTTTTCACAATATCTTTTGGAAGTTCAGGTAAAAGTTTCTTTTGCCTTAACATAGCTAACTTACTTGTTAAGTAAGGCAATTGAAATTCTGTAGTTAATATTCCATAGACACCACCAAGTGCGTCTTGTAATTCGTTAGCAACTAATTGTACTTCTGTTGCTG